AAATGAAAGTTAACAAAGAAGTCCATAGATTGTAAATATTGATTTATAAGTGTATTCATAATAGGTAGATACTTTTTAATAATCTTTGCCTTAGCGCCTTTGTCAGATAGTATTTCTCTAATAACATCAATATATTTTTTGTTTTCAGATATACTACTTAATGTTATTTTAGTATCTTGTAAATCTTGTTTTAATTGTTCTAATTGTTTTTCAACATCTTTACCATCTTCTTCCTTACCTTCTAATAGTAAAATTTCATTGTGTAAACTGTCACTAAATTTTTTTATTTCATCTATTGAAGTATTGAGTTTTGACATTTCGATATTAATATCATACATCTTATTTGATATTTTATTAAAACCTGTAATCTTATTTTCTACTTTTGATAGTTCTTTTACTAAATCTTTCATACCATCATTTAGAGTTGTAAGTTTACCTTTTTCATATGTAATCTTTTCACCTCTAAAGTCTTCTTGTATTTTTTGTGTACAAGTAGGACAGTTATCATTTTCTTCAAAAAATTTTAAATTCTTTTCGTGTGTATGTAAATTTTGTTCTATCTTTGTTTCTAACTTCTCTAATTGTTTTCTTTTGTTTTCGTATTTTTCTTTTTCTTTTATATCTTCTTCAAGTTGTTTATATTCATTATCTAACTTTTGTATCTTTCTTAAATACTGTTCTTTGGCATCATTGTTTTGTTGTAGTTTGTTTTTCTTAATATCAATATCACCAATACTTCTATTTTTTAGTTCTTCAAAATGTCTTGTTTCTAATTCATACTTTGATTCAATTAAGTCACATTGATGTCTTGCGTCAACTATTTTTTTACCTAATTCTGTTTGTTGATTTCTTGTAAGTGAATCCATATGAGATAAGACTCGTATATCTAAAATTTCTTCTACAACCTCTCGTCTATGTCTTGGTCGCATTTGCATAAATGGTTGATACGAAGAAGAACCTAATACAGCAATTTGTTTAAATGCTCTATGATTTAATCTTAATATTTGATCTTCTAAAATATTTTGATAATCTACACTTGACGCATCTTGGTTTTGTAAAACACCATCACAATAAATTTCAAATATACTTGGTTTAATACCTCGTATTATTTTATACATTTTTGTACCAACTTGAAATTCTACCTCAACGTAAGTATCACCATTATTGATTGTATTGACTATCTGTTCTTTTTTAATATTTCTAAATGGTCTATTAAACAACGCAAAACATAAAGCGTCTAACATAGTTGATTTACCAGAACCATTAGCGCCAATCATTAATGTTAATTGTGATTTTCTTAAATCAATTTCAACAAATGTATTACCAGTGGAAAGAAAATTCTTCCACTTTATCTTTTTAAATAAAATCATTTTTCAATCGCTTCAGTAAATAGTTCTTTAACTACTTTCTTCAATTTAGTTCTATCTAAATCTGTATCTATTTGATCTACATAATTACCTAAAAATGTAAGTGTGTCTTCACCTTGTTCTAATATATTTTCTTTTACAGAAGAAGTTATATCGCTACTTAAATCTTCTATAATATTAACTTCGTGTGTATTAATAGTATTATGTAGTCTATCAATTAAATTGTTAAACATTTCTTCGTTTGTTTTATTTGTTACAAATACTTTTACAAAGGTGTTTTCAAATGGTTCTAAATCTTTTTTAGAATAATCATTTTCTTTATCATTGTATATTAGTTTCTTATGTATTCTTATTGGATTAGGTATTCTCGTTAATTCTCTTGTTTCTGTATCAAAGATATGAAACCCTTTTGGACACTTATAGTCTGACCACGTAATTTCATATTGAGTGCCACAGTAATGTATTTGACCGTCATCAGATTTTTTATGAAAGTGGCCTGATATAACTTTTTCAAATCTTTTAAAGATAGACTTATCTAAACCTTGCATATTGTAAGTACCATTATGCATTTCAAAACCTTTAATCTCTAAATGACCAAAAGCAATTTGTGCTTTACTATTTTCTATTTCTTGTAAGGAGTGATCGTAATTTTCATCACATATCCAAGGTATAAACAATATATCTAAACCACCAAGATTAACTGTCTTCGCTTTATCATATATCCAAGGTTCGTGTTTACCATCGTAGGTCGTACACAATTCTGTGATTGCATTTACTTCGTTTGTGTTCTTGTAGTAAGTGTCGTGGTTACCTAATATGATATGAGTATCAACACCTTCTTCCCATAATCTTTTCATAAACTTTTGTCTAAAAGTGTGTGCTGTTTTAAAGTTGATAAATTTTCTTCTATCAACCACATCACCTAAATGAACAAGTGTTTTAATATTATGTTCTTTTAGATATGGAAAAAATATCTCATTATAGAAACGCATAAAGTAATCCATAAACGCTGGACTATCGTTCCTTGCACCGAAGTGCGTATCATTTAACAAAGCAATTTTCATAATCTAGTTAAAAAAGTTTAGAGTGGCTTTACTTGTTTTCTTTTTCTTCTTTTTGGGTTTGTCTTTTTTTACAGGTTCTTCCATTCTTGTATTTTTTTGTAAAAATTCTCTAAACTGGTTTTTAAATTCACTATCGTCACCTGGTTGAAGAGCTACATCATCATAGTTATTATCCATAATTAACTTATGTTTGATTGTAGTTTGTTTCTTTTCTTTTTGTATTCTTCTAACAAATGCATAATAGATTATTTGTGTAAAGTAAGCAAAAGGATTGTTTGATTTTGCTGGATTAAAATTGTCCAAATATTGTAGACAGTTTTCAATACCATCACTAATCATATCATCTCTAAATGTATAGTTGATAAAGTTAGGTCTATAAGATAAGTGATTTGCAATCTTTAAAAAACAACTACCAATGTAATCGGTCACTCTTGGCTTTTCTCGTTTTTCTTTCTTTGCTTTATTTACTTCTTTTTTATAGGCTTTCATTGCCTCTAAAAAATCTTTGTTATTTACGTAATGTTCTTTTTTTGCTGCCATAATTATAATATACTATATTTGTATCAAAATGTCAATGTTTTGAGCTTGTTAATCCTTAATTAATTCTACTTCTACAGCTTCCGCTTTGCCGTAATCTTCATAGTTATTATTATAGTGTTTCCAAATTGTTTTTTCAAGTGTTCTTTGTGTACCTTTAAAGAAGTATGTATATTCGCAATATTTCATAGGGTTGTCACTATTATATGTTACAATTATTTTCCATTCACTTTTTTTCATATCAGGGTTGACTTTTGATAAAAAATGTATATAATGAAGCGTGTTGAGCGTTGATAGAGGATACTATAAGCTAGTGTAGAGTCTTTTTAGGAATATCATAATCGTCATCTTCTTCATCAAATATTTCATTTATTTCGGCATTCTGTTTATCACTAAATCTTGTTCTTTCATACTGGTCATCTTTCATAACCTTTTCTTCTTTTGTATAATCTTTTATAAGATGAAAATAACTAGTTATCATAGAGTTAGAGGCGTTTGTAATCGTCATTATTTTATCTTTTGGAATAGTTACAATTTCATCTAAAGTATATGCCGCCCACTTTATTAAAGCCACATAGTCTTTTATACCTTGTGGAGTAAGTTGAGGAACATATTTTATTTGTAAAGGTTTTGATAATCTTAACATTGGAGATTTCTCACCTAATTGTTCTTTAGGTAAAACACAAACTATATCATCACCATTAATAAGTTTGATTATTTTAAGTGGACTAGGTGTTTGTTTTTCTGTCATTTGTTAACTCCACATTATGGATTTCATAATTAAAATCTTCATCATTGTATATATTTATTCTTTCTTTAAAGTGGTGTAATGTATAGTTGGGTTTATCGTTATAAGATATATCATCAGCAATATCATATAGAGTAGCCGAAGATTTATCATCTTTTAACCTAAGGCCACGACCAATAGATTGTAAATTTCTAATACGAGATTTGCTAGGGGAAGCGAAAACAATGTTGTGAAGATTCCTAATATTAATCCCAGTGGAAAAGACACCATAGCTAGCAATAATGATAGCGTTATTGGACTTTTCAGTAATCGCTCTAATATCTTCCCTAACATCAGCATCTACACCTCCGTGTACATAAAACACTTTTTTATCTTGTGCTTTATCTTCGATTAATTCTTTAAGAATCTCACCGTGCTTTTCAACGTATTGAAATAAACATAAAGAATTGCCTTGTAATGAAAGACATAGATTCCTTATATATTTATTTCTTTTTTCGTTAGAAACCAAATAATCCATTTCTTCTTGGTACGATTTATCTTTTAAAAAATGACGAGCTGTCTGATCGTGCTGTAATACTAAACACATAATTT